CTGGAGCTAAGAACTTCGACAAGTTAGAAAAGTTGATTTACGGGTTATACGTTATTGTTTTAGGGTCGGTATTGATACCGATATTGTTATCTATGGAGTAGAAAATGATTGCTGAAATCTCCGCGATAGTGGCTGGAGTCAATATGGCTTCAAACGCGATCAAACAAGTAGCAGGAACAGCGGACGATTTAAGCACCATTGGAACCTTTCTGGGTAAACTTGGCGGGGCTGAAGTCGAACTAGCTAGGGCGCAGAATACGGGCAATTTGTCTGAAGCTGACGCAATCAAAGCAGCACTAGCTAGAAAGCAAATTCAAGATACTATGCAAGAGGTGAAGGATATATTCACCATAAGCGGTAACGGACATTTGTATCAGCAATGTATGCAAGAAATGGCAAATGCTAGGAAGGCCAAGCAGGAAGAGCTGGCTAGGGCGATAGTTGCTAGGCGAAAGTTTAGAGCGCAAATGACGCAGTACGCTTTGATCTTTATGGTAGTCCTAGTGCTGGTTCCAGCAACTGTTGGAGGTTTATTGGCGTGGTTAACAAATAGATGATTTTAGCTTTTTTACTGGTAGTGATTGTGGACGGAGAGCCGTTGCCAAATTCGCAAAACTGGCTGTTTGCGAATCTGCTAACCTGCAATTCTGCCGCATACTTCGTCGAATCTGGAGCTACCTCGCCAAATCAAAAACGAGGATCTCAGAACAACATTAGCGCATACTGCGTCCCAAAATCCGTCTCTCCAAACACCATACTCTGGTACTAAAATATGAGCATTGTCGCATCACTACTGGTAGGGCCGGTCACAGGGCTACTTGATAAGTTCATCGAGGACAAGGATCAGAAAAACGCCTTGGCCCATGAGATTGCTACGATGTCTGAGCGTCATGCCCAAGAACTTATGAAGGGTCAGCTAGACGTAAACAAGACCGAAGCTGCCCACAAGTCCTTGTTTGTTGCTGGGTGGCGGCCCAGTATCGGGTGGGTTTGTTCACTAGGCTTACTCTACAATACCATTATTGCTAACATTCTTGGCATCTGGGTAGACCTACCCGAAATAGATACAACTCTGCTTGTTCCCGTCATGATGGGAATGCTCGGTTTGGGCGCGATGAGATCCTACGAGAAGGTCAACTCTGTGGCGAGGGAGAAATAATGAGTGATTTTAAAGAGTGGGGCTAGGCCCAAAAGATATATTAAGCAGCTACAAAACATTATACAATAATACAGATTCTTGGACAAAGAGGCTGCTAAAGATGAGAGTAACGAGTAACGAGGGTATCGCCCTTATTAAAAAATTTGAGGGGTGCGAGTTGACTGCGTATCGCTGCTCCGCTGACGTGCCAACCTTGGGCTATGGACACACCCGTGACGTTTCTGATGGTGACACCTGCACTCAGGAAGAGGCCGACGAGATGCTTGCAGACGATCTGCAAGAGTTTGAGCAATACGTTAATGACTTGGTTGATGCGGATCTAAAGCAAAATCAATTTGATGCGCTGGTTGCTTGGACGTACAACTTGGGGCCAACCAACCTAAGAGAATCAACACTTTTGAAGCGGTTGAACGGTGATAATCTTGCGGACGTGCCGCACCAGATCCGTCGATGGAACAAGGCTGGCGGTAAGGTCTTAGACGGCTTAATCCGCAGGCGCGAGGCCGAGGCTTTGTTGTTCCAAGGAGAACCTTGGGAAAATGTCTAAACCATCACTCAAAGACTTTGAGATCCTGAGTGAGCAAGATCAGAACGAGGCGCTTGCGCTACTGTCTCGGTTTGATCAGATGGATAAGCAGGACAGTTGCCAGAACGACTTTATTGAATTTGTAAAGCACATGTGGCCCGAATGCATACTTGGGCGTCACCACAAAATTATTGGTGAGAAGTTCAACAAGATTGCCCAAGGCAAGCTCAAGCGGCTTATCGTCTGCCTACCTCCTCGGCACTCTAAATCAGAGTTTGCGAGCACCTACTTCCCTGCATGGATGATGGGCCGCAAGGGTGACACCAAGATCATTCAGAGCACCCACACGGGTGAGCTGGCAATTCGCTTTGGTCGAAAGGTCAGAAACCTAATCGACTCAGATGATTACTCGCAAATATTCCCAGACCTATCGCTAGAAGCCGATAACAAATCAGCAGGCAGGTGGACTACAAATCAAGGCGGAGAAAGTTTCTACGCAGGTGTCGGCGGCGCTATCACAGGACGTGGTGCCGACCTTCTGATCATTGATGACCCGCACTCTGAGCAAGACGCGCTAAGCCCGACAAGTATGGACGCGGCTTACGAGTGGTACACCTCTGGCCCTAGACAGCGTTTACAGCCCGGCGGGATAATCATTATCGTAATGACTCGCTGGTCAGTCAAAGACCTAGTGGGCAAGGTACTCAAGAAGCAGGGAGACGAACACGCTGACCAGTGGGAGGTTGTAGAATTCCCCGCGATCATGCCAGAGTCAGATACACCCCTATGGCCTGAGTTCTGGAAGAAAGAAGAGCTATTGGGCGTTAAGGCATCGCTACCAGTTAGTAAGTGGAACGCTCAGTGGATGCAGAACCCAACCGCTGAGGCTGGTTCTATTGTAAAGCGCGAGTGGTGGCGCAAGTGGGACGAGGATTTTGTGCCTGCATACACCTACATAATTCAGTCATACGACACAGCGTTTTCTAAAAAAGAAACCGCCGACTACTCGGCTATCACTACTTGGGCTATTTTTCAGCCGCCCAATACCGATACAGATCAAATTATTTTGTTGGACGCAAAGCGCGTCAGGCTAGACTTCCCAGAGCTAAAACGACTGGCTTACGATGAGTACAAATACTGGGAGCCTGACTGCGTTCTGATTGAAGCCAAGGCATCTGGCACACCTTTAACCCAAGAGCTTAGGCGCATGGGCATTCCAGTCACAGCCTATACACCAAGCCGAGGTCAAGATAAGATTGCGCGTATGAACAGCGTAGCGCCGATTTTTGAGTCGGGCATGGTTTGGGCACCAGACGAGACGTTTGCAGAAGAAGTCATAGAAGAAATGGCTTCGTTTCCGTTTGGCGAAAATGACGATTATTGTGACTCCAGTACGATGGCGCTTATGCGCTTTAGGCAGGGTGGATTTTTAGCTCTCAGCAACGATTATCCCGAAGAGGCTGAGTTTTTGAGACGTGACAGACAGGTATACTACTAATGGCGATTGAAAAAAGCGGCTTAGGCACGGAAAACGACCCAGACATTATGCCTATGGGCAACGCTATGGAAGTCGAGCCAGAGATGACTCGAAACGATGAAATCCGTAACGCAGCGGAAATATTGGTTACTGAAGAAGACATCTTAATTGATGACGAGATTGACGCTCCTGAGCCAGAAGCGCCGCAGATTGATTTTAACGCTAACCTCGTTGAATTTATCGACGATAGTGATTTGTCAAAGCTTGCCAGTGATGTCATTGATTCGGTTAAATCCGACAAAGAAAGTCGCTCTGATTGGGAGAAGACCTACACTGACGGCCTAAAGTATCTGGGTATGAAGTTTGACGAGGCAAGAAGCCAGCCGTTTGCAGGCGCTTCTGGCGTTGTTCACCCTATCTTGGCTGAGTCTGTGACCCAATTCCAAGCTCAAGCTTACAAAGAATTACTGCCAGCCAAAGGCCCAGTTAAGACTGAAATTATTGGCGCTCGCAGCCCAGAAGTAGAGATGCAAGCTGACCGTGTTCAGCAGTTCATGAACTATTACATCATGAACATTATGCAAGAATACGACCCCGAAATGGACATGTTGTTGTTCTATTTGCCACTGGCTGGCTCTGCGTTCAAGAAAGTTTATTTCGATACTGCCCAAAGCCGTGCTATGAGCAAGTTTATAGCGCCAGAAGATCTGGTGGTTCCCTACGAGGCGTCAGACCTGAGCAGCGCCGAGCGCGTCACTCACGTCTTACTTATGAGTCGCAACGAGATTAAAAAGCAGCAGCTTAGCGGTTTTTACGCTGATGTAGAGCTAAAGGGTGGCGGTGTAAACGTCAGCCGCAGCGAAGTTGAAGAAGAGATAGACGAGATTCAAGGCATTGAGCCTGCATACCAAGAAGATCGTGACCGCGTGGTTTTTGAAACTCACACCATTCTTGACATAGCTGGCTACGAAGATTTGGGTGAAGATGGCGAGCCTACAGGCTTAAAACTGCCCTATATCGTCACAGTTGATGAGCAAAGCAGTAAGGTGCTTTCGATCCGTAGAAACTACGTTGAGGGTGACCCGCTCAAGAATAAGATCAACTTCTTTGTTCAGTACAAGTTCTTGCCCGGCCTTGGATTCTACGGTCTAGGTTTAAGCCACATGATTGGTGGTATTGCCAAATCAAGCACCTCAATCCTAAGACAGTTAATTGATGCAGGCACACTGGCTAACCTGCCAGCAGGCTTTAAAGCTCGCGGTATGCGTATTCGTGACGAGGATAGCCCACTACAACCGGGCGAGTTCCGCGACATAGATACTACTGGCGCAAGCTTGCGTGAGAACTTAATACCCTTGCCAATCAAAGAGCCTTCTAATGTGCTCATGCAGCTACTAGGACTGCTCGTAGACTCAGGTAAGCGGTTTGCGTCTATCGCTGATACGAATGTGGGTGATGTAAATCAAGCCATGCCCGTAGGCACTACAGTGGCTCTATTGGAGCGTGGCACCAAGGTTATGAGCGCCATTCACAAGCGCCTGCACTACAGCCAAAGAATAGAGTTTCAGTTGCTCGCTAAAGTCTTTGCCGAATACCTACCACCGAGTTATCCCTACCAGTCAAGTAATGGCCCTCAAGAAGTTATGGGCGCAGACTTTGACGGCAGGGTTGGTGTTATCCCAGTCTCTGATCCAAACATCTTTAGCCAAAGCCAACGCATTACGATGGCCCAAGAGCTGATGCAGATGGTTCAGTCTAACCCTGAGATACACGGGCCGCAGGGCATATATGAGGCTTACAGAAGAATGTATGCAGCATTGGGCGTAGATGATGTTGAAAGCTTGTTAATGCCACCTCAGCCGCCTCAGCCACCCATGCCGATTGATGCTGGCCTAGAGAACTCTGGTCTGTTGATGGGTCAGCCAGCACAGGCGTTTGAGCCACAGAATCATCAGGCGCACGTTGACGCGCACAAGTCGTTGTTTTTGACAGCGGTAGTTACGCAAAACCCTCAGTTACAGGGCGTGATCATTGGTCACATGATGCAACACTTACAGTTTATGGCGTCTCAAATGGCACAAGAACAGTTACCTCCTGAGCTGCAACAACAGATGCAAGAGGTTCAGCAGGCTCAACAATCTGGGCAGGTTCCGCCAGACCAACTGGCTCAAATGAACTCTCAGGTTCAGATGGGAATAGAGCAGTATTCTGCTCCAATTCTTGCTCAACTAACAAAAGAATTGCTAGAGTCAATTGGTCAGGGCAATGAAAAAGATCCGCTTGTCGCAATTCGTGAGCAGGAGCTTGCGCTAAAAGACAAAGAAATTGACATGGATGATCGTCAGTTTGAGGCGAAGCAAGACCAAAGATCTCAGGAAAAGTTGTTAGAAACTGAGATAGCCAAGGAACGTATTGGTGTGCAAAAAGCGGTTGCCGATGACAAACTTGATGTGGCAATCCGCAGGCTAGAACAGCAGGCCGATTTAAAACTTATAGACATGCAAAACAAGAGAGGCCGATGATGGCGACTAGAAGCTCAACCAGTTATGTCAGAGATCAAATTGAAGCTCTGAAAGTACAGAAAAAATTAGAACGTGAAGTCGAAGAGGCTTTGGCTGCTAAGAAAGAAGCTGACGATGCCGAGAAGCAACGAGTTGGCGATCATAGGATTGCGACTAAGATGGCTCGCATCAATGGCACTGAGCCACCACCACCGCTTGAAGTGGCAGAGCCTGTAGTTGAGGCGGTTGTTGAAGAAACCGTACAGGAAACCGTACAGCCTGAGCCTGTAAAGAAAGATGTAGTTAAAAAGACAAAGGCTAAAAAGCCATCTAGGAGCAAAAAATGAAAGATTTAAGCAAGATCCAAAAGGTTGATTCGCCTCAGAAAAAAATTAAGTCGATCTCTACTACCCCAGAGCTGGTTCGCCGCACAATGGGTGGCAAGATTAAGGTCATTAAGGCCCGTGGTGCAGGCGCTGCAACTCGCGGCTTTGATTTTCATGAGAAAGTCTAGTGGATGACATTGATCTAGGATCAAAGATGAAAAGAGTCATAGCTGAGCGGAGAGAATTAATCCGCGAGGTTATGATGGATGGTGTGCTAAAAGATATGGAACATTATAAATCTTTGCAAGGTGAGCTAATTGCATTAAACTTAGTTGAGGACACAATTAGACAATTCTATAAGGAAATCTAAACTTGACTAAACCGACTACCGAAGAAGCTTACGTTACAAGTGGTGAGCGATTTCTTGATCCAACTCTCTTAGACAAAACAGCCATTGAGCGTATGCCAGACCCTACGGGTTGGCGAATACTTGTTTTTCCCTTTAAAGGAAGAAAAACATCAGATGGCGGAATCCACCTTTTACAAGAAACGGTTAACCGCGAAGCCCTCGCCACAGTTGTTGCTGCCGTAATTAAGATGGGGCCGCTTTGTTATGCAGATAAAGAAAAGTTTGGCGATACCCCTTGGTGTAAAGAGCAGCAGTGGGTGTTGATTGGCAGGTATGCCGGGGCGCGTTTCAAGCTAGAAGATGGCGAAGAAGTGCGAATTATCAACGATGACGAGGTTATTGGCACCATCCTTGACCCAGAAGACATAGTGAGTTTCACATGATTGAGAACCAAAACGCAGAACAAATGGAAGAAGAGCAGGTATCAATTGAGGTTGTTGATGACCCAATTGAGCCGGGTGAGGCAGGTAGTGATGGCGATGAGCTTGAGAACTACACTAAGTCTGTTTCCAAACGAATTAATAAGCTAAACCAAAAGAACCGTGACGTTGAGGCTAGAGCGCAACAGCTTGAGCAGATTGCTTTGCAGAAAGAGGCTGAGCTTCAGCAATATAGAAAATATACAACCGCTCAGTCGGGCGCGGTTCTGGAGAAAGAACAAGAAGCACTGCTTTCTAAAGAAGCTCAGATTGATGACGTTTACCGCAAGGCCGTAGAGTCTGGTGATGCTGATTTAATCACCAAAGCAAACAAGCTACAGAATGACATTGCCATTCAGAAAGAAAAGCTTCGGGTTGCTAAGTCGCGTCAAAGCCAACAAGTTGCTCAGGAGCAGTATCAGTCTCAGGGTAATGAGCAGGCAGTTAACTACCAGAACGAAGCTAGGGTTGAGCAAGAGATTCAACCA